GTAGGTAAGCATGGATAATCTCATCAGCAGGTACTCTAATGTGTTGTGCTTGAGATAAATAAACTCTATCGTATGGATGGTCTTTATATAAATGATAAGCAACTGGTTTGTCATACTTATCTACTTCAACACCCATTTTGATTCTATTGCCTGTAGCTTTATAAACATCATTCTTATTTTCATCTAAATGGTCTGCTTCTAAAAACTGTAATTCAAAACCAAAAGGTGAATTAGTATTTTTAATTTTTCTGATTAATACTTCACCATCTCTACACAGAGATTCAACAAATATTTTTTGACAGTCTAAGAATGATAATCTTCCATTAGTTGTGCAATTGCCAACTTGACCCCATTCTTTCCAAGCTCTTTCAATTAGCAGGTTAGCTCCAATGTCTAAAGAACCATTATCGTTCCTAGCCTTGGAGCTCACTCTTATGCCATGCTTACCGATAACATTAGATACCATCAGGTTAAGGTATCGTGCTATATAGCTATCGTTTCTTGCAAGTTCTCTAGCTCTATCTCTTAATATTCTTATGTTATCTTTTATTTCAGCATCAGCACTTGTAGAGGTGGTAACAAAATCTGCAAACAGCCTGCCAGTATTAGCTCCTGTATAGCTTCTTCTATATGCTTGTCTTTTCTTTTTCTTAGGCTCATTAACGCCTAATATTCTGTTATACCATGCCATTATGTGTAGCTCTTAGGATTAGAGCCAGTGGTTCTACCAAAGTTTACTTTAATAGTATTTCCTGACCCTCGTTTATTTTTAATTCTTTGTATTTTAACCTCTTTAAGATATTCAGCTTTGTATCTATCTCTAAAAGTTAATAATTCATCTATAGACATTCTTGATAATGACCTACCAGCTATAGACATAGATGATTGATCAATATTTGCCCTGTTCTCAATAACTGCTTCAATACTATCTAAAACAATTTTTGCATGACTTCTAACTGAAGCAGATGTAGTTGCATAATTATCCTGAACTTCTACAAATCCTTCTTCCAGCTTAACTCTTGCAGAGTCAGAGCTTCTAGTCATATAAGAAACCCAGTTGTAATTGCCTTTTGTGTATGAAGCAGTGTTGTTTGCTTCAATGATATAGGTGTCACTTGATTCAGTTGCTGTTAATGTAAAATTAGAAGCTGTAGCACCATCAACTAAATTGAACTCATAAGATAATGAGTAAGATGCTATTGGATAATCTTCTGATAAATCGTCTCTTTTCCATGCCCAAAAGTCTCCCAACTGAAGCTCAGTAGGAACTTGGGGTGGATAATTTGTTGAATCAAATTTGTTGCTCAAGCAAAAACCTCATAAATGTTTTAGATATATCTACATCTAACACTAATGTGCAATAGGCTATTGTCAATATCAAAAAGGGAAAAAATAAAAAAGGCTCAATTAAGAGCCTTTGAGGTTTTGGTGGGATTTTTTTAGTTTGTTGCTTTTACTGCAATAGCATCTGTTGGCAACTTTTCTAAAATTGTTTCATCTTTTGATAGAAATAAACACATACCTTTAGGTTTCATAATTGAATTTTGATAAAAGTATCCTTCCTCATCATGCATTAAGCTAATGCATGGGTCACCTAAATACTTAACGATATCTATTGTTTTTTTATTTATTGTTTCTGTTTTCATGTTTGACTCCTTTTTGTTTAACATAAGCATATTATACACATATAAATATATAAATGTATATAAAATAAGTAAAAAAAGTGCAATTATTTCCAAGAAGTAGCGAAATTACCCCTATTTATGCCTTTTTGTGGTCTGTTTTGTGGTTTTTCTCTTGGTTTTGATTCTTGAGTAAGTATTTTGTTCTCAATAGAATCATAATTAGGATTCAAGATGTAGATAGCAGCAAAGTTATATACTAATGTATCTAATGCTTCATTTCTTGGTCTTACTTGTTTCCAAACTAGAGTTTTCCTTCCTCTAACAAACTTTGTGATTCTTTTCTCTGCTGTAAGTTGCTTAAAGTATTCTTCATCTAAGTCTGAGCAAAAATGCAAAGTAGTATTTTCAGCTTCAGTAGATAATCTAGCAAAGATAGCTTCTTTAGCACTATCAGAACCAACACCATAGAGAACAGCTTTATTCTTTCCTACAAATGTAGGTCTATTAGCTATTGGTTTGCCAGCTTGGGATAAACCTTTAATTGCAAATATTCTTCTAGCTTGTCTTGGTTTAGTAAATTGATAAACCATATTGGTATGATGTCCACCTGAGTCAATAGTGCAACACGATATAGGTATCAATCTTTCAGATTCAGTTTTAAATCTTTTCTTTAGATAAGCATCTAGGTCTGACCAAACATTCATAGCATTTGGATCACCCCAAAATATCTTGTAATCACACACCCATGCTTCATAATTTTTACCCCAACCCACTAACTGTAATTCCAATCTATCTTTTTGTGTATCAACACCAGCAGTTAAAACTAAAACATCTTCAGGTATGGTTGTGTAATCATAATTCAATCTGCGTTCTAGTAATGTTTCATATTCAACTGCTTCGCCTTGTTCTTCCCAAGATTCACCAAGAGCAGTATTTATCCAAGTCTTTAACATCTCAGGATTCTTTTTAGCTTCAAGAAATGATTTAGCCATATCTGCCCAAGTAGACCAAACTGAATATAGCTCTGATATATGAAATCCTGCTGTATCTGATTTAGATTCTGATGCTATCCACTCACCATGTTTTAACATCCATTGTTTTTTAGACTCATCTATAACTGAACCACAATGTTCGCAAGCATAAGAAGCTGTTTCAGGTTTATCTTCATCCCAAACTACATTCTTCCATTTTAATACTTGTTTCTCTTCACATTCAGGACAAGGAACATGGTAATAGCGTTTATCTGATTCTTCAAAAGCAGTTTCTATTCTTGATAGTCCTTTGATTGTAGGGGTTGAGCATAGATATATCTTCTTATTCCAAAAAGTAGTTGTTCTTTTAGTTGCAAGTGATATTGGGTCTCCCTCTGCTCCTGCTGATTGTTCATATCTATCAACCTCATCAGCTAATACAATTCTAATCGGTCTTGATGCTAGTCCTGATGCAGAATTAGAACCAACAATGTTTAAATTACCACCTGCAAACTTTTTGGATAAAACTGTATTACCACTATCTCTGCTTCTTGGGTCTTTTACACAATCTCTTATCTTCTCTGAATCTCTAATCATAGTAGCAAGTCTATCTTTACTAAATGCTTGAGCCATTTGTAGAGTAGGTTGCATGATTAACATTGGAGCTGGGTCTTGGTCTATGTAGTAACCAATGACATTTAGCAGAATCTCAGTAGCACCAACTTGAGCAGATTTCATAAATACTATTCTTTGAATATCAGGGTCGTTGAATGAATCCATTATCTCTCTTTGATATGGTGCTCTATCAGTTCTCCATGCTCCAGCTTCTGCTGAAGATTCAGGAGATAATCGCCTGTAGTTATCTGACCAGTTACTAATCTTCAGATTGGGTGGTGGAGTCCAAACCTGATTGGTCTCCTGTATCACCTTTTCTATATTTTTGAGGTATTCCATCTTGAGCTAACTCGTTTAGTGCTTCATGCACTTGTTCTTTTATTATTAATTCTGCTTCAGCATACTTATCTACTGTAATGACCTGATGTGCGATTCTTGAAGGTAGTCCTAATAGCTTTGCTCTTGCATTAGCTACATAGTCAACCCAAGTATCTTCAACTAATTGTGCTGGTATTAGGTTGCCTTCTAGTTCTTCTACTTCTAATTCTGCCTTTCTAGCTTGAGCAGCAGTTAGTTTGGTCTTTTCTTCTGCAATATCACCTGATCCACTTCTTTTATGATATCCGCCTAGTTTTCTAAGGTACGAGATGTATGCAACTCTGCAAACATCTATATTTAAAGGACTCCTGCCTTGTTTTGAGGGCAGTACACCATCTCTAATCAATTCTGAGATTCTTTTGACTGATAAATCCAAATGGTCTGCAACTTCTCTTTGTGTAGCCATACAGTGCGTTTATTACCCTATTAGATTTGGACTGTCGCTACAAAAAAAGTGCAGTCGCGAATAACCCACGATGAATGTCCTAGAAGAACCTATCATTTGGCGTTCCTTAGTGCTTTAGTAAATTCTTCAGCAAAGTTCTTATCAAACCTAGCCTTGCTATACTTCTCAGCTATCTTATAGAAGGGAAACATAGCGGTATAAGTTACACTGTTTTTAAATGCTACCATCAGCTTTGCTGACCTATCCTTTTGTCTTTCCCAAACACCATCAATCCCTTTTATGTTTCCAATAAATTGCGTTTGTTTCTTAATCAAACCATTCTTTCTTCCAGCGATGTTACCAAATTTATTTAACTTAGCATTAGGAATATAAGGCACACCAACCTTAGATGATTCGCCTGACCTAACACCACCATGCACTAGATACTGCATGAACTTGTTTGCCCATTCAGTAAAACCTAGAGTACCAGTAAGATTAGTTTTCCTTGCACCTATTCTATAAAATGCCTTAGTTGTTCTAGCCATTGGTCTATCAAGTTTCTTTATCATTTGTTTCTGCATCTCTCTATCTAAACCTTTCATGCGATTACCTTTACCAATACCCAAAGTCTTATTGATAGCCATAGCAGTTGCAAATGGTACTTGTTTCTTCTGCACATTAGTTGTCCACTTGGTTACATCTTTTATATTATCTTTAACAGATAGCTTCATCCCTTTCTCCAATGTGATTGTGTTTGGAACTTTAGACCTAATGCTTTAGCTTTCCTTCTGATAGTAGATGGATGCACATCATAAGTCATAGCAATATCATGAGATGATTTGCCTTCCTTGATCTTTTGTTCTAATTTTTGTTTATCTATCTTCATAAGTTCTCGTAATGTTCTATTAACTTATTAATATACCAAACAGACTTCTGTAAGTCTTGTATATTGGCATCTTTGTATTTATGGCGGTGCAAGTATTTAATTGCATTACCCTCAAGATAAGCAGGGAACTCTTTGCCTAATTGTTGTTTGATGTAGTCAATACATTCTATGCCACCTTTAGCGTTGTTGTAATGTATTGGGTGGTTCACTGGATCATTCATTTCTCTCTCCTTATTATTTCATTCTTACATTTTCGTATGACCTTTTTCTTTGCACTAGATGATTCTATGTAATCATTAAGCTCCTGAAGTGTCATACACTTTAGATAGTAATGCTCAGTAGTTGTCTTACCTGTAGCTCTATCTCTAATCTTTGCACTTGGTTTTAGTTTTATTGGCATCTTTTTTCTCCTTCTTAAATATATTATCCCAGTTATCATCTATCTTTTTTTTATCTTCAGGTCTTCGTTTTGAACCTTTACCGCCATGCCAGTTAGACATGCTTATCAATCCTTGTGCAATCGTTTGGTTCAATTCTAAAAACAGGCTCTATATCCATAAAGTCTCTAGTAGTCATTGTTCTACCACCAAATTCAAACTTATATTTCTTTTCAAAATCCCAAACATGATAACAAATACAATCATTACAATTAAAAATAATTATAAATTTACAACCTGATGTTTCACTTAAAATTTTTGCAGCTTCTATTTTTTTATATGAAATCATAAAAACATATTTCCCAAAGTTGTGATTGAATTTCTTAACCTCACACCAGCTATATTTGTTATCTTTCTGTATTAAAAAATCTACAATCCATTTTGTAGGATTTAGCTTTATAAACTTACAATCCCAAAGTTTCTCAAAAATATTTGCTATATATTTTTCATTCTCTAAATCTTTTGTTGATTCGTATTTAGGTCTGCTCATTTGTAATCAACTCTCTTGATGTTTACTGATTTATCTAATTTACTTAGCAGTTCTTTTGCCCTTATAAAATCTTTAGGAATACATCTAAATAATTCCTCAATACTAAATATCATTATGTCTTTCTCATCTTTGTGTATTTTCTCCAATACAGGTTTCTCAGAATCAGTATCACAAACCAGTGCTGTTTTATTATCAAAATTAAAACACTTAGCATTAGGTTGTATTTGAATATAACCACTTTCCTCACATTTAATATTTAATTGCTCATAAGCTCTTAACATCATTTCAACCATTTGTAGTTGTTTTTTAGGTGCATCATTATGTATAGAATCTTTCAACATCTGCTCTGCTCTACAAAACTTGATCTCAAACTGAACACCAACCATCTTAAAGATGCGTTTTCGATTACCCCATTTAATACAAGTATCAACCTCATAAAGTCTTAATTCTTTTAATTTATCTTTTAAAGATTCATTTAAGTATGTATTCATTTCCTTCCTGATGATTTAGTAGGAAGTAAGGGAAGTATTACATACTTCCTTCCCTTCCTTCCGACCTAATTGTTCATATTTAGCTAAAACTTCCTTCAAAACTTCCTACCAAACTTCCTACCAACTTCCTTCTTAATCAAACTTTTCTTCAAAACTTGGCTGTTTATTCTTAAATTTAATATGTTGCCATCCAAACTTTTCGTGCTTATATACCTGTCCTTTTTCTTTTAAAGCATCTAAATGTTTGCCAATATTATTTGCATTTATGTTATCGCCATCTTTATTCTTAACATAACCCTCTAAGTCACTTGGAATCATAAATTGGTCTTGAGGATTCTGATTATCTTTAATATAAGCTACAGTTTCTAATGCAGTTAATGTTCTATCTTGCATCATGGGTAATTTATCTGATTTCTTAGTTTTAAAATCTACATTAGTCTCTTCTAAGAATCCTGATGTTAAATTTAATCCCTCACCAATAATCTCAACCTCTTTAAACACAAAAGACTTCTCAGACATACCTTGACCATCTTTATTTAATGTCTGCTCAAAAGATACAAACATTTGTTCTTCTAGGTTATCGCCTACAGCTTTATCTTCTCTATCTACTTTAAATTCATAATCTAAAGAAGCACCCATAACACTTGAACCTCTACCTCTATCTGAATTGCCATGACCAGTATGGTGAACCAAACATACACAGCACTTATAATGTGATATAAGTCCATCTAATTTATTAATAAAGTTACCCACATCTTCTGCACTGTTCTCGTTACCCACAAAGTTACGCTGGAATGTATCAATGACTATCATTCCTATTTCACCTACTTGTTGAGTCAATGCTTCTATCTCTAGCTCTAACATCTTAAAATCATCAGGGTCATTAACTCTAACAGCTCTATCTGATAGATATAAAGGTACGCCAGTTAAATCAAACATACCCTGTTGCCAAGCTGCTAATCTTCTTTTAACACCTCTTTGACCCTCACCACATACATACATAACTGGTTTGCTAAATGACTCATTGCCATAAAATCTTTCACCCTTAGCAATAGCAGCAGCCATAGCTATAGCAATAAATGACTTACCACTTTTAGGTTTACCAAAGATGCACATCAGTGATTCTTTCTCTACAACATCTTTTATTAGCCAATCAGGATTATCTACCTGTCTTAATACCTCATCAGCTCTTGTAAAAGTAACCATACCTTTAGGTTTCTTTTCTACACAACCAATAATGTAATCTTCTAAATCTTTAGACTCCTTAAAATCACCCCTTATAAAAGCATCATATAAATCATCTTTAT